GGAGGTTGGAGTTAGGGTTCGGGTTCGGGTTCGGGTTCGGGTAAAAGTACGTATCCTATATTTATACTGGCATCATTTATATCTGTTGCCTTAATTGGAGTGTCTTTAAAATCCCATGCAACATAATATGTTTCTGTTGTTAATAAATAAAAATTCCTATAGATGTTGATGCTGTTTGAAAATTCCAGTGTGCCCGTTGCAGCGTTTGGTCTAACCACCTTTGGTGTAGCACCGAGAATTTCCTGTGCACTTGTGCCGTTTCGGTTACGCTCATCAAGAAGTTCTATCCGTGCAACCTTTGTCACCGAAGAAGGACTGACTACATCTATACTAAATCGTAAGGTCTGCGAGTTAAATGTGATTGTAATGATTAGATCGCCTAATTTTTCCTCTTCAAGAATCAGGGCATTAAGTGTCACAAGCATCTCTTGCACGCTGTAATTCTTCTCTGGTATGGTTAATTGCCATATTCGCTGAATCCCCCATTGGTTCCGCACACTAAACACTAAAAAATCATTGTAATCTGTTATAATATTAAAGTATCTCAGTGGTTCTTGTGCTATGCTGTATTGTGTTTGGTTTTCGGTTATGATTGATGATTTGTATTTATTTATTACATGATAATTATTAAGATCTAGGGTTAATTTATGTTGTCCTTGTATTTGAAACGTAAAATCCCATATTTGTTCGTTAACATAAGCTAAATCGTTTGGTGTTGTCATGTATAAATCATACCTGTTTGCAGATGTCTTACCAAATGTAAATGATGTATAATTTGTAATAGAATTATATTTACTGAGTCCGTGATAAAATTGAGGTACGTCAGAGTTATTATAAAAGGTAGTTAAACCCCAACGTTTATTATAACTATTTAATATATTAGATGCATCAATTGCTATTCTGCTAATATCATAACCACCTATATAGCTCGTGGGATCTTTTACATAACTAGAATCATAATTTACTTCATAACCTATATCTTGCAAAAATCCTATTGTTATTTTACTTATCGATACTTCGTCATCTATTGTTGATGTCATCAGTTCATTACTAAAATATGGATACAAATTTACTGAACTGTCACTTGTAGGATAATATCTATACTCAATCGAATTCGAGCTTCCTTCTTCCAAATAAAATTGGTCGGGTGGGTGTGCATTTTCTATTGGAATCACGTTAATATTTAAATCATACAATAAATTAATTAATATTCTTTTATATTCTCTCAACGCGTTTTCACCATAATAAAAATATGTAGGTGTATCTGTTTCGTATAATAAATTACTTGTCCATGCTGTTGAATTGCCTATTCCTAATATTTTTAATGTTTCACGAACTATAAATATTGTATTTTTGTTATATGTATTATTATGACCGGATGAGTCTAATAATGTTGTTGTATCTGGTGTACCTGTTATATATATATATCTATTTGTTAAATCACTCGTCGTTCCGTCTGTTGTTAAATATATGGTTTCTACATTTGATAATGTAAGAATAGAGTTTATTATTGCGGAAGCATCTAAAACATAATTTAAACTAAAGTCTGGTAATCCTATTACTTCGTCGTAATAATATTGAATACCTAATGTTGGCGGTTCTGGTTCTGGTTCTGAAATTACTTCCGGTTCTGGTTCCGGTTCCGGTTCCGGTTCCGGTTCTAATGTTATATAACTATTTATAGGATAATAACTAATATTATCATTTTTATTAACACTTATTAATCCTAATGAATTTATTAATTCGGGTTGAGTAAACCCACATTCTCTTACGGTTGTCTCAAATATATACACTTGTTCTATTGTATCTGGTTCGGGTTCTGGTTCGGGTTCGGTATCTATGACACCCTTTGCTTGTATTTTACCTATTATTAACGGGTCGGTACCGAGTTTATAATATATATTTTCTAGATCTACAACTGAAAGATCATAATATTTTCCAAATATTATATAATAATTGCCTGTATTTATCATTATATAGTTTAAATGTTCGTTGTTTCCTGCTGATGTTAGACATAAATCTGCTGTATCTGTATTCAAAGAAATATCCAAAAAAATGAAATCTAAATAGTTATTTAAATAATCACTGTTACTTTTTGACTTCATAATAAGATTATTAGAATCATCTAAATAAATCATTATATCTGTATTACCTGTCGGCGAGAATGAATGTGTTACTGGTGAATTTATATCCAATAAATAACTATATGTTGTTTCAGTGTTGTAACTTGTATCTGAAACTATTCTACCCAATACATTTGGGGTTATACCACTCGGTGTATCGCCGTCTGTAGTTAAATTTGTTAGGATATTTGATACAGCGTAAATTATTTCTTCATCAACCGTTGTTGAGGTTGTGTCGGTCGTGTCGGTCGTGTCGGTCGTGTCGGTCGTGTCGGTCGTCTCGGTCATGTCGGTTATGTACCTCCATCTACCCCCTCGATTTCTATTTAAAACACTCGAGCATCTCATCGAATTAGACATATTTTGCCGATTGGTTATGGATTCAAACTTGTTTTTGCTTATTGATACATTTGACCCATTACCCGGTTTGCATGACAGATGCCTTAAACGAGCAATTCTAAAATTATACATATATTTAATCAATTTATTAAATAATTTAATAAATTGATTTCTAATAATTAGAAATTAATTATTAGAAATCAATGGAATTACCTTATGAATTGTTAGATTGTATATTTGCTTATATTGATGTTAAAAATATACTTTATAAAGTTGATGATATTAACCGACAACTAGATGAAATATTTGAACGTGATTTTCATAGGCACAGGTATTGGAACCAAAAAATTCGTAGTTTGTTTTTAAAAAAAAATGAGATATTTAAAACTTATAATAGTTCTATATTTATTTATCATAATTTTTGTCAAACATCTATCGAATATTGGATGAAAAATAACGTCTACTTTCTTAATACTGTTTTATATTACACGGATAAAAAAAATTTAATTGATATTAACCATGGTCGCGTATATAATTAATAAACTGTACAATTTCTATTGAAACCGTTTGGTATTGGTGTCATTTGCAAACATTGATATTTAATATTACTAATGTAGTCGCTGTATGATTTTGCTCCAAGCGGTGTAGTTAATTTAGTATTGCAATTGTTGTGTTCATAATATTTACCTCCAATATGATAGTGATTACTGCATTTATTTGTTTTTGATGTTGCTGATGCCATTATCGTATTATAATATGAACCCATATTAATCCCATGCAAGGTGCAAAACATATAAAATGTATCTGAATCTTCTGCTGTGTATGTAATGGTCGCGCCGGCTTCTCCTGGTACTCCTGAGGCGCTGAAATACGATGGATTGGCGGTTTCACTATTTGTAGTTGAGAATCGTAAGGGGTGATATTTATTGGTTGTATCACTTTGATCAAATATATATTTGTAACCTTTAACAAATGTTAAATTAAATGATGGATTGCCGTTGATAACAAATTTATTTGTATCATTGTCGTCTGTAATAACTGTTACCTTATAGGTAATTGTATTACAATTGCTGATTGCTTGGGATTTTAATTTATCTGTGTATTCACTTGCATCTAATGTTGAATTTAAGTTGTTGTGTACCCAATAATTTGGATATTTTGAAAACATCCATTTGTATTTAGTATGGATTAATCCATTTTGATTTTTTGTAGAAAGTTTAATTTCCGTTTGTGGCGTGATACAACTACCCGAATTTGCAACTGATACTTCATAGGTTCCACTACCACATTTTCTAGCAAGTCGCCCTGATACACGACGTCTTGAACCGCCGCCGTGTCCCATCGGTTCGCTACCTTTAAAAGGTGTTCGTGTCACTGATTTGGCAAGATTTGTGGTACCAACAGAACCGACTGGTCTTTTTATACCGTTTAAATAAAACCCATTGCTACTTACTGTCGATGAACTTATGCTTGTACCGTGTATTGTTTTAGATTTTTTTTTTAATGTTGCCAAAGACATATTATATATTAAACATATAAAAAAACACGTTCCTCTTTGTTGTTTTTTAAACATCGTTCAAGAAACCAATACAATTTTGTATTAATTATTGGGTAAATTGTTAATGGATTATTATCGTATTTTGTATTGAATAAACAGTATACCAATAAGTTTGCTATGTTATAATACAATGTCTCTACTTCTAATAAATATGGGACGGATTGTTGATTAAACTCATTTGATGGAATGAATTCTGATATATTTTCCATTATGTTTTCAATACTTATCTTATTATCTATTAATCTATAAATATTGTTATAGTTGATAAATAAAAACTTGTTGTTGTTAACAACTATTATGTCGTCCAATTTTAGGTTTACAAACATATAACCTTTGCTTTCTAGATTATCTGTCATCAAAACAATATCTTCTAACATATTAACTGTTGTTTTGTAGTCTAATTTGTTGTCATTTTTATTCAGGTATTCTTTTAAACTTTTTATGTTGTTTGCTTCTATTGTTATTGATGTATCGGTTTCTATTACATCTATTATGCCTTTATAAATGAAAGACTTTGCAAAGTCTATATTTGTTTCTATAACATATTTATTCGCGTATTTATTAACCTTAATATCATCAATCTTATGTATCACCACCATTTATGTATAAATTACTTTAATAATTTATTTTTATATAAAATTGAAAGCTAAAAATCAAACTTAATTGATAAGTAATCAAATACAATCAGGAACAATGAGCACGAACGGAATGAACATGAATGGGATGCTGCGCACCAAAACATACACGGTTCCGCACCGCCGCGGGTTCCAAGGATACGGCACTCGTAGTGGCGGAAACAATATGCGCAGTGGCACCATTAGTAATCGTGCAGCGAATCGCTTTATTCGCCAGGTGGATATTTATGAACGAGATTATCCGGCTCTTACAACCAATATTTCACAAAATAAGGTAAATTATCAAGGAAATTCTTGGCGCGATGTTATTACCAAGCGTAAGATTGATAATATCGTAATTAATAAAAGTGGACTTAATGATATTCCATTTAAAGATAACAGTGAGCCTGCTAAAGTTATTCCATTTAATTATAACACATTGAAAAACTCTATGGATATGGATTCAAATGATATGGATTCAAATGATATGGATTCAAATGATATGGATTCAAATGACTATACATACGCAATTGATTTGGGTTGTGACGATTGGGGTGGTGATTGGGAGTATGAAAGCATATGTAGTGATGACGATAATTACATTGACTATGACAATGGTTATGGTAGTGATGGTTATAGTTCGGGATATTGATATTGGTAATTGATATGGATATTGAATATTGGTAATTGTTTTTTTTGTAATATGTTAATATATATATATGGATTCTTCTAGTTTTTCAGATTCTGAAATATTATTAGATGCCGCGAGAGGCACTACGGGCGTAACAGATTTTAATAAACAATATATAAAAGTATTAATTATAACAACTGATAAAAATATACCGTCTGGTACTTATGAAACTACCAATGCATCAGGTGAAAAAGTATACAGTGGTCTTCCGTATACTATTTGGAAACGGATAAAAGAAAACCTTTCTGATAATTATGAATTTAAGGAAGAATTTAAAAATGTACTTAATTATGGTAAAGTAATTGATGAAGTAAATCAAAATGAAACTTATGATTTAGTTATAGCTTTGTTTTACAGAACATCGAAAAGATTAGATAAAATTAATTATACATCGCCGGTAATATTGAGTCAAAATTCTATCTTAACGTTTGATAGAATTAATTATGGTGAAAGAATATTGATTACAATGAAGGAGTTGTTGCTTGGGCCCATGATAATATTATTTATTTTATCTATTATTAGTGGTTTTGCTATTTTCATGATAGAACCGAAC